GGGTGCAATACTGTGTAAATCGTCATGTACTGCAAGTGGCAGATGAGATGAGGAGTAGAGGTAGAGTAATAGGTAAGTTTATACCTATATCTCCAGCCTACAAACCACCACGTCCTGCTAATGCAGACGATAATCCTGAGTCTAATTTAGCTTGGAGACGAGCAATGGCAGAGTCTCACAACGCTGACCGTCTTAACTTCAAGAGATCAGTCAGGACACGTACACAATTAGAGGCAGCTGAGAAATTTAAAGATGAGAAATTCTATCTTTGTTGGTCTTACGACTACAGGGGCAGAGCATACCCCATCCCAGCGTTCCTCACACCTCAAGATACAGACTTTGGTAAAGCACTTATCAGATTTGCTGATGAGTCTAGTGTGACAGATGAAGCCGAGCTTTGGTTATCTTTTCAAGTAGCCACAAGTTTTGGTCTTGATAAGGCAACACTAGAGGACAGACATCAATGGGTGTCTGAAAACCATGAACTAATTACTAAAGTTGCTACCGACCCCGTAAGATACTTGTCTGATTGGGAAGAGGTAGACGAACCTTGGCAGTTTATGGCTGCATGCCACGAATACTACCACTGCTGTATCAAAAAAGATAAATTAACTACAGGTCTTATGGTCGCAGTCGATGCGACATGCTCAGGTCTACAGATCTTAGCAGGACTAGCCAAAGACCGTAGCACTGCAGAACTTGTAAATGTTGTACCTAGTGACAAACCTAGTGACGCATACAAGGCGGTGGCAGATAAGGCTAAAGAGTTTCTCCCAAGTTACATGCACCCTTGGATGACCAGATCCGTGTGCAAACGCACGGTGATGACCATACCATACAACGCTACGAAAGATAGCAGTCGCAAGTACATACGTGAGGCATTACTAGAAAACAACATAGACCCCACCAAAGATGAACTGACACAAGTTGTCAATGCAGTCTACAATTCAATGGACAGCATCGTTCCGGGGCCAATGAAAGTAATGCGATGGATAAAGAAGCATGTCGGACTTTACATCAGAAATGGTGCTAAGGAAGTTCAGTGGGTCACACCATCAGGTTTTATTGTCAATCAAAGACGAGACGACATTGAAACACAACAGATGGAGCTGCAGCTACTAGGCAGGACACAGGTTAGAATACCTACAGGTAGATCTACACCCAGCCCTAACAAGCATAAGTCTAGCACTGCCCCTAATTATATACATTCATTCGATGCTTCGATTCTTCACAGATCATTTATGCAATTTGATGAACCATTCACAGTTATCCATGATTCTGTTCTTTGCAGAGCAGGAGACATGGGAACACTCAATCGCCTTGTGCGAGAAACCTACACCAATATCTTTTCCGAAGAATGTTGGCTCTCAAAATTTGCAGAGACCATCAACGCTTCAGAACCGCCACCAATCGTTGGGACACTAGATCCAAAAGTTGTCTCAAATTCCACCTATTTTTTCTGTTAATTATGCACACCTACGTAACTCCCCAACCTGTAACACTTGATGGCTTCCAAGCTATACTAAAAGCAGGTGAGTGGGGCTACAAACTTTCTGCTCTAGTCAAAGGTGATCTCATCAAAGATCTAGAGGAAGAGCGTGAGTCAGCCCTAGAATGGGCTAGAAGCAAGGCTAAGAACCCTAAAAGGGTCACAGTAAAGCCTGAGCCTTGGGAAGAGCTTGACAATGAGCAAGGTACTTTCCACATACGTTTCAGTTGGAGAGACGGAGACAAATTCTTTCCTGTCGTAGTAGACACAGAAGGAACAGCCATTGAAGATAAGGACACACCAATCTACAGTGGTAGTAAAGTTAAACTAGCTTTCTTCCAAAAGCCATACGTCCTACCAAGCGGTGACATCGGTACATCATTGAAACTAAAAGCAGTACAAGTTGTTAGTCTTAACAGCGGAGCTGGTGTAGTTGACAATGGTGACATGACAGCCGAGGACGCAGCAGAACTATTTGGTTCTACAAAAGGATTCAAGGTCGAAGATCCTGCAGTTGATGCAGCCCCCTGCTCAGTTGAAGAGGACGACTTTTAATGCGTAGTCACTTGGAAGAACAAGTGGCTGACTTGCTCGATGAGATGGACATAGAGTATCAGTATGAATCTGAAAAGATACCATACATGATCGAGGCTAACTATATCCCTGATTTCAAAGTTGGGGATATATACTTCGAGACTAAAGGATACTTTCCCCCAGATCAGAGGCGTAAGATGAAAGCAGTCAAGGAAGCTAACCCTGATCTTGACATACGTATTATCTTTCAATCTCCTCACAATAAAATAAACAAGCGTTCTAAAACTACCTACTCTATGTGGGCTGAAAAGAACGGTTTTCCTTGGTGTGCTTATTATGCAATCCCAGTTGACTGGCTCAGATGAATCATCATTCCTATATCACACCAGCTGTCCTAGCTGTGGTTCGTCAGACGGTAATTCCGTATATTCTGATGGACATACTTATTGTTTTGTATGTAACCACTTTGATAGCGGGGAGCCACGTGATGATTGTGAAAGACCGCAAAAACCAATTATGCTACAAGGTACACCTACTAAATTAAGAAAAAGAGGTTTATCAGAAGAGACCTGTCGCAAATACCGTATCCACAAGGACGGTGACACCCTACGCATGCACTATTTTGACAAAAAAGGTCAAATATGTGCTGCAAAAGTCAAAACAAAGGACAAAGGCTTCTGGATGGAGGGTAACAACACCGACCATCAACTTTTTGGGCAAAATTTATTTCCCGATAAAGGCACAAGGCTTACCATATACGAAGGAGAGCTCGATGCAGCCTCTGGATGGGAAGCACAACCCAAATGGCCTCATGTATCCATACCAAATGGTGCAAAGGCTGCAAAGAAGTCATTACAAAGGGTTCTAGACCTTCTTCAAAGCTATGATGAGGTTGTTTTATTCTTTGACAATGACGAAGCTGGTAGACAGGCAGCACAAGAATGTGCAGAGCTACTACCACCTGGAAAAGCAAAGATTGCAAGGCTTGAGAAGTACAAAGATGCTTCTGACGCACTGCAAGCTGGCGATTCCGAGGCAATCAGACGAGCAATCTGGGATGCAAAGACATACAGACCAGACGGTATCGTTGATGCCAAATCTCTACTCGAACTAATCACCACACCCACACCCCCCGCTGACCATGACTACCCATTTCAAGGACTACAGAGAAAGCTGCACGGTATTCGGTACGGAGAACTTGTCACCATTACTGCAGGATCTGGTACAGGAAAATCGAGCTTCTGTCGGAGTCTTGCAAGTCATCTTTTACAGAGAGAAGAACGGGTCGGTTACTTGGCACTTGAAGAATCTAACCGTAGGACAGCCCTCGGATTGATGTCTGCTCAGTTAGGTAGATCTTATCACCTTGGAGAATATGAACGATCAGAACTCGAATACGCCTACAACAGTACTATTGCTAATTGGAATCTTTTTCTGTTCGATGGCTTTGGTAGCTATGACCCTGACACAATTTACAGTCGAATCGAATACCTTGCCTGTGGACTGGAGTGTCGTATTATATTCCTCGATCACCTCAGTATATTATTGAGTGGATTGGACGGAGATGAGAGACGTATGATAGACGTTACAATGACCAAGTTACGTTCACTTGTTGAACGAACAGGTATTACATTGTTTCTTGTATCACATCTCAGACGTACACAGTCAGATCAAAACCATGAAGAAGGAGCACGAGTCACTCTAGGACAACTACGAGGCTCTGCTGCTATTGCACAGTTATCTGACACGGTTATTGCTCTTGAAAGAGATCAACAGAATCCAAACAAACGAGATACTACTACTGTTAGAGTCCTCAAGAATCGTCATTCTGGGGAAGTTGGTATTGCCAACGAATTAACTTACCACCTTGACACATGCACCTTTGAAGAAAATGAAGTTACGCCCGACTTCAACCCAAGCACAGACTTCGGTTAATCTAGCTTTTGATATAGAAACAAATGGTATTGACTCGACTTACATACATTGTGTTGTCACTCAAGACATAGACACAGGTAAAGTAATGGAGTACAACGATCAAGCTAGTAAAAATTACAGCGTAGTCAATGCAGTATGCGATCTCGAAACTGCTGACAATATCATTTCACACAATGGTATTATGTTTGACGTACCTGAAATTAAAAAACACTTTCCCTTTTTTGAGGGTAAAGCAAAACATTGGGACACACTCATAATGAGTAGGTTCTTTCATCCAAATCTCTTGGACATAGACCTCAGACGCAAGTGGTACAAGATGCCAGCACGTCTGTATGGCTCACATAGTTTGGAAGCCTATGGCTACAGACTACAATGTTACAAAGATGACTTTGGTAAAACAACTGACTGGACGGATTGGTCACAAGAAATGCAGGATTACTGCAGACAAGACGTTGCTATCTTAACTAAACTATGGACACATTTCCAAAAATCGCTCAAAGCGTTGTCCTAGAACACCAGATAGCAGAGCTGATGAGTCAACAAAAGACTACAGGCTGGCCATTTGATGTTAGAAAGGCACAGGAACTAGAGAACCAGCTGTTAACCGAGCTGGAAACACTACGAAGAAAGGCTGAAAACATCTGCCACTACGTTCCACACAACTTGTTTACCCCAAAGCGGGACAACAAGAAACAAGGTTACTTTGCTGGAGCAGAAATGCAAAGGTTAAAGGACTTCAATCCTAGCAGTAGAGAACATATTGCTTGGTGGTTCAAGACTTTTCAGGACTGGACACCTACCAAACTCACACCGACTGGTAAAGCAGTTATTGATGAGACAGTTCTCAAAGAGATAGGAACAGAAGAGGCGTTGGTATTTTTAAATATTCTGGTCATTCAGAAGAAGTTAGGAATGTTATCCCAAGGAACCAATGCTTGGTTGAAGCTAGTCAAGGATGGCAGACTTCACCACTCTTGCTTTATCGGTGCGGTGACACATCGAATGGCACATTCACACCCGAACCTTGCACAGGTAAGTTCGGACAAGGATTGCCGTGAACTATTTATCACCAACCCAACTTGGAAGCTAGTTGATAGCGACCTTGCTGGGATAGAGCTAAGATTATTTGCTCACTACCTAGCACGTTACGATGGCGGTAGGTATGCAAAGATCTTACTAGAACAAGACATTCACCAAGTCAATGCAGAAAAAATTGGAATCTCTCGCAGACAAGTCAAGACAATTACTTATTGTTTCTTGTATGGAGGGGGCGACCAGAAACTTGGATTATCTTATGACAATATGCTCCCCCTCGACAAAGCGAAGAAGAAGGGGGCAGAAATTCGTAGAGCTTATATGGATGCTATTCCAGGCTTGGAAGATCTTGTTAAAGATACTCGCAGAGTTGCTGAGAGAGGTAGTATTCGTGCTATCGACAAACGCCAAATCATTGTGGACAAAGAACACAAGGCGTTAAACTGTCTCTTACAGGGGTCGGCAGCCGTTGTCGCAAAACGGTGGCTCCTACTGACAGACCACAACCTACGGATGAGCATGTTTAATCATGAACGATATGCGTTTGTCCATGACGAACAAGTATTGGGTGCTCCACACCTCGTTGCCCATGACGTAGCTGAGGTTTGCAAAATATCTGCATTACAGGCTGGTGAGTATTACAACATACGACTGCCCATAGAAGCTGACGCACAAGTCGGTGACAACTGGGCTGAGGTACACTAATGTTATTAATTGACTCTGATTTCCTAGCTTACAAAGCTGCTCAAGCATGTGAGATTGGTATAGATTTTGGAGAGGATGTTATCATTGCTCAGTCACAATTCAGCGAAGTCCTACGGGTATTCCATAATGAATTAAATAAAGTGACAAAGGCTATGATGGACGATGACTTCATCTTATACTTTTCAAGCACTGAGAATTTTAGAAAGAAAATTTATCCCGATTACAAGGGACATAGAATGAAACGTAAGCCCCTTGGCTATAAGCGTTTAGTAAATTACTGTAGAGAAAATCACAACTTCAAACTGATTGAAGGGTTAGAAGCAGATGACACCATTGGCATCGAGGCTACACGCCATGCAGACCCCAGTAATATTATTGTCAGTCCAGACAAAGACATGAGACAGATACCCTCTGTTCTATGGAACATGACTGATGATGTTACAGAGATTACAGAAGAAGAAGGTGACAGATGGCATCTAGTACAGAGCCTAAGCGGAGATCCCACAGATGGGTACTCTGGTTGCCCTGGAATAGGAGTCAAAAGAGCTACAGAATTATTGGACAAAAATGAAAACCAGTGGGAGGCAGTGTGTAAAGCCTACAGAGATAGAGGGTTATCGGATGATGACGCTTTGCTCAACGCACGACTAGCCAAGATCTTGCGTAACGAAAACTATGACCATGACCGTAACCAACCCATTCTTTGGAATCCTTAAACATGTTAAACGATTTGTTTCCACACCCTTTGGTAGCTAGAACTGGCAGAATAGATAACTGGATGAAGAGTCCAGAAGGACGTTTGCCTGTAAGCTGCACAGTATTTGTAGTAGAAGATAGTATCGAGGGTGATAATGGAATAGAAGCAAGCTGGCGTTTTGTCAGTCATGCTTTACGATACGGAGCAGGTGTTGCAGTACATCTCTCCAAGATTAGACCTAACGGTCACACTAACGATAAAGGGCTAGTAGCTAGTGGCCCTGTATCATTTGGCAAAGTATACTCAGCTCTCAATGAAACAATTAGGAGGGGTGGAGTCTATAAAAATGGGGCTTGTGTCTTGCATCTTGATCTTGACCATCCCGACATCCTTGAGTATATCACCACTCCTCGCTCTGAGTTACCTTGGGTCAAACGATGCGTTGACCTTACCGAGGGGATGTGGAAGGATACGCCCCATAAAGAAGCCTTGCTTGAGGGCATACGCTCTGGAGACATATGGCTTAACAAAATAAAATACGATCACAATGACCAAAGAATCTACTCCAACGTCTGTCTTGAGGTTTACCTGCCCTCACGAGGCACATGCCTGTTACAGCATGTCAATCTCGCTGCCTGTACTATCGGCAACATACAAGAGGGTTTCACTACGGCTATGTCCGAGTTGTGTGATCTCCATGCAAGGACAGGTGTTGGAGAATCTGGAGAATACCTTACCCCAAACAATGACAAACAAGTGGGGCTTGGAATGCTCGGTCTTGCCAACCTCCTCAGACGTTACAAAGTAACTTATGCAGAGTTTGGTGAAGCACTAGACAGAGTAAACTATGGTGTGGAAACTTCAGAAAATGACAGTTCCCTACCAGAAAATGCTCTTAAGATAGCGTTTGCAATGAAGCGTGGCATACTATCAGCTTGTGACATTGCATGGATGTATGGTATGCAGAGGGCTTTTGCAATAGCTCCTACCGCATCCTGTAGCTACAACTCTAAAGATCTTGATGGGTATACTGCCTGTCCTGAAATTGCACCACCTATATCTCGAAGCGTAGACCGTGACAGCGGTACGTTTGGAGTAACATCATATGACTATGGCGATGTGGAGATCGCCTCAGAGGTTGGCTGGGACGCATACAAGCGTGTAGCAGACGGCATTATGACAATGCTCCATAAGACTGGACTACTACACGGATACTCATTCAACTCATGGTCAGATGTTGTGACCTATGATGAACAGTTTATCCAAGAGTGGTTAGATAGTCCTCAAACATCTTTATACTACTCGCTTCAAGTTATGGGAGATACACAGGATAAGTCTAGTGCCTTTGCTGCATTAGATGAGACTGAGGTTGACGATTACTTAAGCGGAATACTCGAACCCATTAAGTGCATAGGTTGTGAAGAATGAACCCTTATGATAAGTTATTACACAGGAAAAGAAAGTGGACTCCCGTTAAGCCCACGAAAGGAAACCTCATGGAAGGTAGTGAAGAAGCCATCTACCGTGCTCTTGCAGTACGGCATATGGAGCTTCCTGTTGGTTCCTTTATTACGGAAACCCTTAGCAAAGAGGTTCCCGATATTGCTAGAACACTGCTCGAATCAAACGTAAAGGATGAGGAGAGACATGACCTTGCTCTTAGCTACGTTGCCGATGCCCACGGGCTCGATGACAAGGCTGAGAGAGAGGCAAAACTATTACGTGATGCTTGGATTGCCCATCCAGATCACACCATCTTAAAGGCATTAGTAGCTGAACGTGCTGTATTTTTTGTTATTTTACCTTTCAATCGCTTTTGTGGCGATGCTGCTCTTAGGACAGTATCGGCTGATATTTCCAGAGATGAGCAAATTCATG